CGTGGCTCAAGATGAAGGGCGGGAAGCTGAGGCATGGGCGTTTCCTTATTTCATCCCGTAGGCTTTGACAGCGAGGCCCGCAAGGTTCATCAAATTGTTGCCGAGGATGCCGCGTGAACCGGCCATCGCATTGCCGAGGTTGATCCGGTTGCCGGCATTGGTGATCGCCTGATCCGTATCGAGGCCCGCCTGTCCAACACCGTAGTTGTACCCGGTCGCCGCGCGGTTACCCTGGATGTTGGCGAGATCTGAACCGGCCTGCATGCCGTACTGCGCGCCCTGCTGACCCTGGTTGGCATAGAGGTTCGCAACGTTTCCAGCCGTCTGTTGCCCCTGGCTCTGCAAGCCGGACAGCCGGTTGAGATAGTTGTTGTAGTCCTCCGAGCCGCGCCGCAGGCTCTCTTGCGCGATGGCAGCAGGAGCGACGCCAGAACCACTCAGCCCCCGTGCGTTCAACGTCTGCATGATGGCGCGGGATGCAAACTCGTTGTTTGCGTCGCGGAACGGATCGGCCTGATAGTTCTGCTGAAAGGTCTGCTGCGCGGCCTGCCCGTTGAGCCCGAGCGCATTGGAATAGAGCGTGTTCGCGTTCTGCCCGGTTTCCGAATAGGGTTGATAAGCCCCTACGGCGTTGTTCGTGCCGCGCGCCAGAGATGACAGTGCGTTCTGGTATCCGGTGTTGACATCCGTGCGGGCCTGCCCGTAGGCCTGATGGGCTGTGCCATAACCTGACGCCAGATTGCCGCGCGCTGCTCCATAGCCCTTGTCTACCGTTGCCGTTGAGTCGGCGTAGGCGTTGTTCATGTCGCGGCGCTGGTCAGAGCCGGTAAACGAGCCGAAGAAACCCATTAGTTCATCCTCATCTGAAAGACGCCGCACACGCCGTTGCGCCTGCTCCTGGGCTGGTATTGATCCGCACCGTGCGCGGGCTTTCCGCAGCCCCCGCCGTGTAGGTCGCGCCTGTCATCCAGACGCCCGCCGTGATGGCGTCGTGCTCTTCCGTCATCCCCGTCCAGGCAACCGCGTTGGGCATCAGGCCGAACCCGCACGCAACGCCACGGGACGAAACATCAAGATCGAGAATGTTTGTGCTCCCGGACGCGTAATAAGCCTCAGCATCGACGGCCGTGGCTGATCGCAGGTAGTACGCTGACCAAATCCCTATCCAGCACCCGGAAGCAGACCCGGTGTTAACCACGATGCTGGCCGTCGTGCCGCTCGTCACGATCCTAGCGAACATTTTCACCTGAACTTCCGTCGAGCCGCCTGACGACGACCGGATACCCGCCCCGCTGATCTCAGTGGCCGCCCCGCCTGCAATCGTGCAGGTCGCGCTCGATGCCGATGAATTGATGTAGGCAACGGCCACGATCACCAGCCTGGAATTATGCGCTGTTCCAATCGGCTGTGACGAAAACGTGTAGCTTGTATCTGACGTAAGACTGCCCGTAATCGTCTGGAATGCAATCTCAGGCAGACGCCCGCCGATGATCACGCACCTCACGGCAGATCGCGTTCATACTTCACGTTGAACCAGACGTTCTCCGCGCCAGACAGGCTTGAAACCGTCAACCTGAGATCGTTGCCAGTCGCCATGACGTGATTAGCCGACGGCGTGTTCTCGACTTCCGTTGTCGAGACCGAATTGACAAGCCCTGTCATCGTCGTCGTGTTGTTCTTGGCCGTCAGCGTGCAGGTGCCCGTGGAGCACTTTGTCGTCATGCTCAGGACCGTGATCGAAAAAGGCACGTTCAACCAGATGATATAATCTTGCGCTTCCGGGTACTGGATGATGCCGGAAATGCAATCCGTTACAGTCATCGCGCCAAACGTAGGCAGAGCAGATGCCCCGTTCGATAACAACGGCTGGCCGGATGTACCGGCCCCGACCTGTTGCAAGGAGCCCGTCGCGGTCGTTCCCCCTGCCAGCACGCGATACGTGCTCAATGTCGCCTTGCCGGTCCCGCCGTTGGCAACAGGCAAAACGCCAGCCACCTCACTTGCCAGATCGGTATCAAGCGCCGATGCGTCGGCAAGGTCGTTGTGCGCCTTCGCCAAGCCTTGAAGCAGTTGATACCAGGGCTTTTCAATCAGAACCGGCTTGCCATCGGGCCGGATGATCGGAACGGAAGCAACCGGAATGTTGACCCGCTCGACCATCACGCCCCCAGCTTGTCGGCATCAATGGCCAAGCCGGAAATCGCCCGCGCAACAGACGCCGAGCACGCCAGCCGCAGCGTGCAGCCGTTCGGACCGAACATACCGAGCCGGTAGGTTTTCAGCCGTCTCAGCCGGTCTCCCGCAACACCAAGCGCAATCCGGCGTTCCGCCCCGAACGTCTGTCCGCCATCGTTCGAAGTCGAGACCATCAAGACGGGGTTTGCGTTTTCATCGAGCGGCCCGCCCGTGCCAACGCCCGGCACCGCATCCACGAACAGCGCATTTATCCGCATACCATAGGGGGCCGAATGCACCACCGGCGGGATCATCTCCATGACAATAGGCTCACCGCCCTCGGTCGCAACGTCCTTGTCAACCCGGTAGATGGCTCCGGTCTGATAGTCCCCGATCAGCGTCATGCCGCGCCATTCGATGGCCTGGACGCCACGCCAGTTCGTCTGGCCGAAGCTTCTCAGCTCGCACCAAAGACCCGTTCGCATGTTGTAGGCGATCGTCCATGTCTCGCACGTCCAGGCCATCCAGGCATGGCCCGTCGATTTGTCGTTCCAGCCAAATCCGTAGATCGTTGTCGTCGCGCTCGCGATCATCCGCTCCTGCGCGTGGTTGGAAATCCGCCGCCCGGAATAGCCGTCCTGAATGCGCACCGTCCCATCCATCGCGATCCAGGCCACGGCCCGGTCGAGCTGCACGATCGTCTTGGCCGCAGCGCACCCCAGGTTGATCGAGGCGATTGGCGTGAACGGAAAATTTCCGCTGCCATCCGGGCTGTTGGACCACCATTCAATGGACTTTGCGCCAAAGATCATGGCGTCACGCTCGCCGCCGATGGCGTGCAGCGTTGCGTCCGGGTTTTTCTGCGCCCGCCCGTAATCGAGCGGAGCGATTGAGGTGCCGTCATCCTCGGCGGAAATGAACACCCGGTCAAACGTGGTTGGAAACAGGAAGTACCCGTCGATATAGCCGACGCTCGTTGGGGCTGGCAGATCGGCATCCGAGATCGTCGCAATCGACGTACCCGTGATGATCCGGCCCGTTCCGTCCGAGACCAGTGCAACCTGTGGCGTAGGCGAGCGCCGGTTGGAGGCCAGATACACATCGCCATCGGCCGGCAGCGTGACGATGGCCGTCTGAGCGCCAAGCGCATCGATGGCCGTCACGTTGCGGCCAGCGACCACATAGAGATAATCATCCGTCGCCAGAAAGGCGCGCACGCCCGTCACGCCGGAAGCCGTCCCCGTTGCCGGGACCGTGGTCCACACGTCAAGGCCTGACATGGCATAGACCGTCAGAGGCGCTTTGGCGTCGTCGCCGGTCTGCTCGGCATAGCAGTTCAGGAGCCGCGCCGATCCCTCCATCTTGAAACGTGCGTTATTGGTCTGCGTGGCGATGGAGACTGGGACGAGTGTCATTCCACTACCCTCCGCCAGCACCATGTCACAGTGCCATCCGTAATGGCCGTTCCGGTTCCGGCCGGACCGCCGCTTGAATCTGACGTTCCAGCCGTCACGACCTCATAGAGGTTTGAATTGTTCACCGCGAACGTGCGGGCCGCATAAACGGTATCGGGTTGCCAATCGGCATAGTCATGGGCGTCGCCAAGAATATAGGTGTCTGAGCAATCCGGTCCTGTGCTTGTGAGAGCTGTCTCAAACGTGCTTTTGGGAACGACAAAGTAGGCGGCCTGAATGGCCTTCCAAGCGTTGTCGGCGTCACGCGCAAGAACCTGCCCGACAGAAACCCCGTAGTCCTCAGCCAGCCGCACGGCCAGCATGGCGACGATGCCATGCTCGAACCGGCCGTCGAACGGAAGAGTGTTGCCGCTCAGCCCTTCTGCATTCCAGCTCTCAATCATCGCGCCAAGGGCCTCACCCGCGTCCTCAATATCCACGGCTGATGCCGATGCACCTGCCTGGATAATCCCTATCCGCTTGAGAGCCCGTTCGCAGATCTGCGTCTGTGTCGCCATCGATCCCCCTGAAAGAGAGGCGGGCCACGACAGCCCGCCTCAAATGCGTGTTAGGTGCCAGCGAAACGCACGGTCAGGCGCGGATCGATGAGCTTGCGCCCGTAAAGCAGGTCCAAGCGCCATTTCGAGATGTCGTTCGTTGCGTCGTAGGTCGGGATCAGGCGAACAGACAGGTTCTTGTAGCTCTGGCGCGTTCCGCCATAAGCTGCAGGCGGCATTTCCATCGGCACAACCGCCAGCGCCATTGCATTTTTGTGGAATGCAAGGTTCTGCCGGTAGGCCGTCGAGGCCGTGCCGTCGAATACCAGACCGGCGTTATCTGCCGGCGCGACATTGACGGTTTGATACGGACCAGACGTGATGATGGGCGGCGAGATCGTCAGCGTCAGGTTGCCTGAACCATCAGACGATCCATCCGAGACCACAACAAACTGCTGATCAATCGCCGTCGCAACTTTAGTTTTTGGGTTGACCATCTTGAGCTTGGCACCAGACGTGCCAGCCGCATAGATCGTGAACACGTCGCCAGCCTTGACACGAGACGCCGCAGCAGCCGTCCAGCCGTCCGTAATCAGGCTCTGCGTCCAGGCGTTCTTGGCAGTGTCATAGCTGACGTTCTGCGTTGCGCCGTTGACCAGCGGCGTTCCACCCAGAGGCCCGACCGTATGCGCCGGAGTGACCTGCGACATCATCGTGGCAAGGCCGCCAAGGTCGCCAAGATCGCCGGAACGGTATGCGCTACCCACAAGACTAGGTGCATAAAGCGCCGTCTGCGATCCAACCAGGCCCCAGAAATCGGACGGGCACAAAATTGCATGGCGATTGTCAGACGGGATCGCCATTTCGTCCATGCGCTCGGGGGCCTTGGAGAAATCGCTGAAGCTATCCACGCGCGTGCCCTGCGTTCCCACAAGGTTATACGTGCCACGGTACATCTGGATCAGCACGTCAGACGCCAGCTCGTTGGCAATACGGCTCATGGCGGGCTTGATGATCCGTTCCGCCATGTCCTCGACCTTCAAGGTCAAGTCCGTTGACGTGAACTGGAAATCAATGCCGATCTGCTGGTCAACAACCAGCGTCGTCTTGCCTTCGATCACATCCTGAGCGCTCATGGTCGCGCCGGAGCGGATCGTGAAGTCAGCCGGGCGGCGGATCGAAATCGTGTCGCCCTTTTTGTAGCCGTTCACGGTCGAAGAAAATTCCTCCTCGTGCGCGCGGTACATCTTGTTAATGACACCAAGCTCGTTTTCGAGGATGGGCAGCGCGATCTTGGCAATCACGTCCGCAGTCAAGGTGTTGTTAGCCATCGTGGTCTGTCCTGTCTAAGAGATGGCCCTAGCGAATGATGCCAGCCTTGCGAAGCTGGGCAGCCATATCGTCGGTGCTCGCCCGGCCCGGATCGAAGGCCAGGGGATTTGCGCCGCCGCTCAAGGTTTGAGCCGGTCTAGGAGCTGTTGAAACACGCTTGGGTTCTGGCGCGCTGAGACGCGCTTCGATACGGCCAAGCTCGATAAGGGCCTGATTGGGTGCAGACTCGAATTTGTTGAAAAGTGCCCGGGCCTCGTTTGGGTTCTTGCCAAGCCAATAAGCGATCTCAGCACCCAGATCGCTTTCCACGATGTAGGGTGCAGCCCGTGCGTGAATGGGCGTGTCCTTTGTGACGACCTGATCGAAATCAGGCATCCGGTCGCGCGCATCTTCGACGGCCTCAGACCACGCATCCTTCATGCGCTGCTGATCTTCCAATGCGGCGCGTTCACGCTCCTGGGTGAGACGCTTTTCCGTGTCTTCCGCCTGCGACTGCCGGACTTTCCAGGCTGTGCGCTCTGCCAATTCCTCGGTTGGGTCTACGATCTGTGAGAAATCCGGCGGGGACGTTTGACGCAGTCTCGCAACCTCGCCTTCCAGCATGGCCAGCCGTTGCGGAATGACCGCTTTGGCTTCTTTGTATTCCTGCCAGCGCTGCCGATTGCGTTCCTGACGCTTTTCCTTCCACGTCTTTGGCTTGTCATCGTCCTGCGATTGATCGGTCTGATCGCTCGCGGTCTGGTCCTGGGCTCCTGCGGGCTCTTTTGCCTGCGGCTGCTGTCCTGCGGGCGTTTCCGCCTGCGGAGTTGTCGTCTGCACGTCTTGCGCCGTAACCTGCGGCGCGGCGGTGTCCGTG